CCTTCGACTCTTTCAATGTCTTCAAAAACCTGAAGAGCTTCTTTTTTTGGGTTTCTGGAATTGCCACAATCAAAAACCTGTTTAGATTGCCATGACTCCCAAAGGTTCTTAAAAACTTTATTTACTTCTCTTCTCTCTAATAAATACATTAAAAACCACCCATATCGTCGCCGATGTTAATTCCTGTGCCCAATTCTTCTAAAGCGAATCTTTGAATGACCTCAATCAATCTATTTATTTCTGGGCTTGTCGCATCGTCTGAAGCGTCTGAAATTGACTTAGTCACCATTACATCACCAATCATTTTGGTGAAGCCCGCCTTCTTTTTTGCAAATTCGTGACACTCTTGCTCGTTAGTATCGTAACCGTTAGCAATGAAAGCCTTTTTTAATTCTCCTATACAACGCCAATATGCTCTATGCTGTTTCGAGCTTTTTGGTTTCCTCCATTGTTTACAAGTAATAGAAAGCCTTTGAAAGGGAAGGTCTTTTTCCCCTCTCAAAGTAAAGTAATGGCTCATTTTTGCGACAAAATCTAAAAAGTTAGCCTCTGAGTGAATGTCGTAAACCTTAGCCATTTGAAAGCTCTCCAACTAACTTTTGAATATCGCCCGCTTTTTCTATTAGCATTCCAGTGAGCTTTTTTATGTATTCTTCATCACGTTTAACAACTAAAAGCATTGGCTTCATGTTAGGGTGATAAGAACAAAAAACCCAATGGCTATAACCTGTAACCAACATAGAACCCTGTACTTGTGAAAAGTATTCGTTAGGCAATTTTCCGCTTCTTAAATATTTAACGTGTGTCTTGGCTAGTGGGCATTTTAACTCAAGCCCAATTTTCTTTTCTTCGTCTAATGCGTCCGGTGAACAACCGTAACCCTTTTCTGAATCTGCAAAACCTACGGATTCGAAATTATAACCATGTGTAAAGTTTACAAAATCTAGGGCTTCGTTTTCTAGCTCGTTACCTCTTTCCATAGCTGAAGACTTAAAAGTTTCCTCACGTTCCCCCGTAAGTAATTCCGCCACAAGAGTATTTACTAAGTCATTCGCCTGAGTAGATATTTTCCCCGTAGGGCTTAAAATCTTGCTAAAATTGGAAGCGGTAAGCTTCCCTAACCGCACCTTAAACCATTCTTCTGTACCTTGTTCAACATCAACCAACTTAAACATTTTTACCTTCTTTGCTCATTAAAGCCGTTCTTTTTCCGTTTAGTGAATTAATTGTTTTCTTTGCGTCTACTTCAGATAGAAGGCCTAAGTTTTCAATCTTTAAATATTTTAAAAGGCTTGCTTCTGTTGTGTCTGTTGTCTTCATTAGGCTGTGAATTTTTTCCAATTGTTCATTTGTTACTGGATTATCAACGGCTCTTCTGGCGTCGTCGTCTTCGCCTGCTGTAACAATTCCAAGAGCATTTTCTAATGCTGATCTTTTAGCAAAAGTAATTGCTGATTTTCTTCTTTGGGCTCCGTTCATTCTTGCATCGTCGTGGAGAGCATTGAAATAGTATTGAAAATCTTTTGAACAACCGTTTGCATGACTTACGATAGTTGTGAGAGTCATTAAGTCTTCATTTTCTGGTGAAAGATTAAAGCAAAACGATAGGCCAAATTTTCCAAGTATAGGCTTAATCTGGTGAACCATTTCGTCTAGTGGTGCATAGTCGTATTTAGTTTTCCCAAATTCAACTTTCTTAGTCTTCTGGATAATCGGGCATTCTTTCTGAAAGTTTGAAAAGGCTTCATTAAATTGTTTTAAATTCTGGCGGTCTTCCATTTGCATTTGAAGATTTAAAAACTTTTCTAATCTTTCTGGGTCTATATCCTTTTGTTTTACGATTTCAAGAATTGCACTTTGCATTTCATTCTCTTTAGTTGTGACGATTTCTGTCTTTTTCATAACTTACGGCTCCTTTGCTGTAATTGGTTGAATTAAAAGTAACATTTCGCTGTGGCGAAATCAATGGTTATAAAAAAAGGAAGCTGAAAAACTTCCTGATTTACTATAAAATTAGAGTGTTGCGATTAAAAAAGAGCGAATGCGTCGTAATATTTCCCGCCGCCTGTCCTGTATGATGCGCTAGAAAAGTGAATACCGTCATAACTAGAAAGCCCACTCAAATCAACTAGACCGCAGTTAGAAATTTGATTGGGAGCATCTATAATTGCATTATTAACTTCATTGCGGTTAGCGTTTGGCCATGTAACGTCTGTGCCATTTATAAAGTCATCAGCTAAAGTCCCCACAATGAAAGGGGCCGTCGCCTCCCCTGTGGCCGTTCTTAAATCGCTAACAAAATCAGAAAGAGCTGTTGCATAATTCCCTGACCATGCCGCCGTAGAATCACTTTCGCCTTGGTGCCATAAAAAACCACCAAACACAGGGGCCGTTATTGTGTCCATAGCCCTCTCGTAAGCATCAACAGAATCTATAAACTGTTGCTCGCCACTATTCCAGTTCCCCTGACCAAAACCCGTTGCGCCTGTCGCTGATAATACTAAAATACAATTATCATTCGCATTATTGGCCGTGTATGATCTTCCAAAAGATAATCCAAAACCAATACCATTATCGCTAGTCCCAGTATTTGTTGGTAAAGGGGCTTCCGCTTCTATTATTCTATTTTCTTTTGTGAATGATAAAATCCTATGATTGCCATCGTCGTCAGCACTAATAATACCTGTGCCGTTCATATTAGACTGACCCATAAGAACAAAGAAAACATTTCTATAACCTGTTTTAGTTTCAAGATGGATAGAACTTTTTAAATTTTTATAAACCACTTACGACACCTTCACGATTTCAACAAGTGAATAGACCTCTTCGCCGCCTCTACCTGAAGCCACTCCATGCCCTTGCGTAGCTAATGCATTCTGCACATTAGTTTCGAGTTTAAAAATTTTTTCGGCCGCTATAGTAAACCTTCCAATAACTAAACCTCTTGTCGATGCGTTCCCGCCGCCGTCATAGCCTGACGTCCCCTGTACTTCTAAAGCCGAATCGGTAACGTTATAAAGCCTGTGTGAGTTTTTTATTGATGAAAAAATAGGCAAGCTTGCCCAAATATCATAAGTGCCCGCGTCTAGCGTGAATTCAATGTTTCCGGCATCTAGGGAAATAAAACTAGTTTCACCAGTTAGATAGTTTACTTTTCTTGAGGTCCATACCGCCGCCGAAGTGCCGCCCGCAACCCCGCTACTTTCTCTATGTGTTAGAAAAGCCCTTAATGCAGAACTACCACCACCACCACTATTTCCATCTACCACTAAATGTACCATATCACCAAGCCCCGTTACTCATGTAACAATTAATATCAAGAGAGCCGCTATTTATCGCCACCGCCACTCTAACAAATTTGTGCATACCTACCGAAATGTCCCACTGAACAACCTCAGGGTTTCCAGTTATTGCCGCCGACTCTGTACCTGTAATATCGACCCAATTCAACCCGTCCATACTGGACTGAAGCTTTACGTCTGCATTATAGGTTCCTGTCATGACCGCGCCAATGCTATAGTTTGGCTTTAACGCCTTAACTCTATTAGTGTTAAAACTGACCGTCTCTGCCGTTCCTTCATAAAATGCTGTCTCACTCATATTTATCCTTATTTAAAAAAAGCAACAACTTCCCTTACTAGGGCAATAATTGACTCTTTCTCTTGGTACGTATTTAAGACTATTAAACTTAATAGGCTTATTCTAAGCGTCCATGTGCCGCCCTTAGTATTTGTATGCATATCTTCTGGAAATGCCTTGGCGAAGGCTGCAGGCCCTCTAATCTTACCATTTACAAGCTTCCACTCATTCGGTGCAATTCCTTTAGGCACATTGGGGTTTACAAGAATGTCACCCTCTTTTTGAAGCTCCGCTAAACTCTTTGGGTTAGTAAAAACCTTTGGGCTCTTACTTTTATCAAAATAGAAAACGACTACTTTCTTTTTGCTCATTCTAAGCCTCTTTTTGCTCGTCTGTTTTTAATACTTCTCTAAGTTCTTCTATTGGCGTCTGCTCTTTTATTTGTTCCGGTGTTAATGCTTCTCTAATTGTATTTAAAGCTGTCTGTATAGCTTGATGCTCTTGTAATTGCCCTTGGTAAACTGCACAAGCTTGACTTACTACTTTAAACGCTTCTTCGTTTTCTTTTTTCATTTTCTTGCCTTGGTCATGGTTGTTATTATTTCTTAAATTGTCGCCCATGCTGTACCGTTTGACCACTTCATTGTCTGCGTTGTCGTATCATAAGCAATATAACCTTCGTAACTAGCGGCTGCGGGAAGTGAGCCCGTTGCGAACTGGCCTGGGGAAAATACTAAAGGTGTATTAAGTCTGGAAGCGTTTAAGTCTAACCCCTTGACCCCACCCGCTGTCATAGCAATATTGTTTGAACCAATTCTATAAAAACCACTATCTAAATCACTAGCCCAACAGATAGACGCGTTTAAAACATCACCATTTGGGCCAGAAGCAAAACCGTAATTCGTTCCAAAACTTCGGCAACCCGCTTGGGAGAACCACACACTTGAACTCGTTCCGCCATAGATAGCCACTTCACCCGTTGCGCCGTCTGCATTTTTAAATTTAATTCCCCTGTAAGTATCACCCAACCCACATAAACCATTTAAAGAAGTTAATGGAACTTGCACTTGTCCAGTTGGTTTAATGTTAAGTAATTCCGTTGATGAACTATCTTCAACCCTAAAAAGGTCTGCCGTCTGGGAAATTGAGCCCTTAAGTGTTAATGGTATTGTACTAGCAAGGCTTGAAGTAAAAATAACGTCCGTTGTTCCTCCACCACCACCAAAAGCCGCCCATGCAGAGCCGTCCGAGAATTTAACCTCGTTCGTTGTTGAATCATAAGCAAGGTAGCCTTCCCAACTTGAAGCCGTTGGAAGCGAGCCCGTTGCATATTGTCCTAGGCCGAAAATTACGTCTGATTTAATATTAGTTTCATTAGCATAGAAGAAAATTGCGCTTGTTGATTTCTGTACTTCAAAAGTGTTAGCTGTCTGAGCTAATACACCTCTTGCAATTAAAGGGTGATTAGCTGCTGTTGATGAAGTCACGATTAAATCAATAGGCGATATTTGAAGATTAATTGTGTCTGTTGTTGAGTTTCCTGAAATATAAACTGAATTATCTGCACTTTCAAAAGTTAATGTGTCGGTTAAACTGTCTGCCGTTGGTGCAGTTCCGTATGGTGTTTGAAAAATTGTGAAAGCATTACCACCTCCACCAAGTCCTAAATTTGATAAAAGAACTTTTTTATTTTTTCCGGCGGAAGCATCATAAGTTGCAAGATAGTCCGCCGCTGTATCTGGTGTTAAATCTTCAGTAAGGCCATTTATAGTAAATGCACCCGCTCCGATTACTTTATGTTTATTTGCTATTGCCATTTAGATAGCCTTCCAATAGCTTCCGCCATTCTCAATGAAACCTTTAACGTCAAAGCTTCCTGAATTGAATGTTATTGCTACTCTTGCGAATCTATGAAAACCGCTAGTAACATCAAAAAGAATTGTTTCTGGGTCGCCACTAAATGCCGATTCTGAAGAACCTTCAACGTCTACCCAATTAACACCGTCCAAACTTTGCTGTAAAACCGCGTCGGCGTTATAAGTACCCTCGACCACAATCATAATTGAATAAGCTTGGTTTAAAGTATCTACTGCGGGCGAATTATAATCTGCCGTTTGTGCTGTTACTGAAAAAAACGGTATTTGTGTGGCCATGTAAGTCCTATGGGAAAACGTATTTACTAGGTATTAGAATAAAGGAACCTCTGAAAAATTCCCACTCTTTCAGTAAATCGTACTCTGTTATTTTGCACTCTCTTTGCTTTTTCTTCACTTTTTTACAGGTATTATGGAAAATAAAACCCTTTTTATCTGTTAATTTGTAGAAAGTTTCGTTTTTGGCTCTTTTTGGGCCCTGTTTAATTAATTGGCTTCCACAAGAAAACAGAAGAACCATAAGAATCAATAAACTAATTTTTGCGTATTTCACCTATAAATCCTTCGTCTAGTGCTTTCTTTCTCTCTCTTAGAGTTAAAAGATAGTCATGGTCTGAATCTTCTCTTGAGATTTCAGATTGATAAACGTCTAAAAACTTGAAGTATTTTCTCAATGCTCTTTGCTCGTCGTTTGGGATTTGCTCTAAAATCTTATTTATGATCTTTCCGGCTTCCTTTCCAAGAGCTACATATTCGCTAATTGCCATTTTTTTCCTTCTGGTATTCTGTCTTAATTCTTAGCCCAATATTACTTGCACCTGTAGAAATTAAAACAACTCGAACATTGTCAGATAAGTTAGGTAAATAAAGGCCCCCCAAAATCAGGAGGCCGTTAAAGATAATAGTTTTACTATTAAATAACTTCACTTATTTTCTAGCTGCTTTTGCTCTAACCTTTTGAACCGCTTCTAGGATAGGCAATAGAAGTCCTGAGGCCGCTTCTGTTGGTGAATTTTTGAACTCACCTATAACTTTCTCACTTCCTTCAATTGCGTCTGTAAGCTCTTTATATGAACCCATTAAAACCGTTGGAATATCTGCACCCGCTTGAAAACCGTCAGATAATGCCGCGTTTGCTGTTAAAAGAATCTTTGCAACTGCAACGCCAATGTCGTGCGCCTCTTTTGCAACGTCGATTTCTTTCTTTACTGTTTCTGTTCTTACTTCTTCATTCTCTGCCATTTTATCGCTTCCTGTATATGGGCTTAATTGCCCTGATTTTTCCAATCTTCTGCAAGGCCTTCAAGCCCTCTTTTTGTACTCATTATAGAATTATAGTTATCTCCGTATGCTTTGCCCAATTTACCTAGCCCGCCTTTCATTTTTGATGGCTTTTTAGGCCCTTTAGGTTTTTTCGGTAAAGATTTCTTAACCCTTCTAGTTCTTGCGCCCTGCTTAGAAGCATCTAGCGAAGCTTCGCTTATTGCTGAATTGGAAACAGTAGCTAGAAACTCTCTAAATCGCTTACTTACGTCCGTTCCTGAATAGTTTAAAATCGCTTCACCTGATCTTTTTCCAACCTCTAATAGGTCTTGAAATTCTTGAAGTAATTCCGGCGCGTCTTCAAACATAAAGGCTAATTCTCTTGATTTTCCATCTAGGTTTTTAATTGTATTTATATAACTAACTGAACCATGAGCGGGATTTTTTGATATTAATGTATTTAGATAAGTAGCCCTTATGTTATCAAAAGATTCGGCGGGTATTGTTTCTTTTAATACCTTTAAATCATTCAGGCTTCCGTTCTTAATAAGTTTATTAAACAATGCCTTTGGGTCTTTGTCTGATTTCCCAATAATTTTATTTATTCCATCTGTTTCGCTAAAAAACTTAGAAAAACTCTTATTTTGCTTTTCGAGGCTCGCCCCTAGTCTTGGGTCGAATGCGTTTATATCTTTCTGTACGGCTTTTCTAATACTGAAATATATTTCTTGTAATGCCTGCTTATCTACTGGAACCCTTTCTAGTAATTGCTTCTTTTTGAATGCTGATCTTCCTACGCTTTGCATAGCCGTAATAACATCACTATAAGAATCTGTCGCGTGACTTAAAGCTTTAATGTCATTTAATAGAGCCCTTGCCTTGCTTCGCTCTTCTCCGATTCCTGATTTTGTTAATCTAGTAGCCTTATTTTTTAATCTTTCTAACGTCGCCCCAACTTCACTCATAGATTTTTCACTCAATCTAAAGTCTGGAGCTACTGAATTAAAATTTTGATAAGTAACTTCGGCCCCGTCGAATAATTCCTTAACTGCACCATTATAGCCATTTAATAACTGTTCTCCGCCATGATAAGCATCACCGCCAACGTCTTCGGCCATTTTTGTCACCTTCGAATCAATAGCCCCGTCGACTGATGCTATAAACTTATTGAAAATACCCGTTCTTTTTTCTCCCAATGGGTCTTGCCTTAAAACTTTAGCCATTGTTGAAACTGATGAACGCTCTCCAAATTCTAATGATTCTGGAATATCATCAAGATTTGCAGGAATTAAATCATTATCGTTCAATATTTTTTTTAATCTCGGAAAATCTTCAACTTGTGTTGGTTGAAAGATTCTTTTAATATTACTTTTTACTGACTGGCTAGCTCTCCAAGCTGACTTCCCAACTGTTTCAACACCTTTTTCTATCGCCCGCCCTGCTTTGCTTGACCTTAAAACTAAATTTCTAGAAGCTTTGGCCGCGCCTTTCGCAATTCCAACGCCTGCTTTTGAAACGCCTCTTGCTAGTGGAACAACTGGCACTAACATTAACGGGTCTGCAAACATATCTATAGCCATTCCCGCCGTTTCTTCTAGTGGAACTTTCATATGTTTTAATTGTTCGTGCTGTGGCATTTCTTGAATGTTTTCTTGAATTTCTTGAGGTGTATTCCCTTCAACATAAGCGCCACCAAGAGTATCAAAGTTTTTGACTCCTAGTGATCTTGCAACCTCTTCGCCTTCTGGGGCTGTTGACGGCTCTTTACCAAATTGATCGTAAAACGCTCCGCCTGCTTCTGAAAAACTTCCTGTATCTGCTAAAGTCTTAATTGCGCTTTTTGTTGGTGCAACCGTTCTGGCGTCCACCTCTTCTAGCACGTCCATTCCCGCATCAACTATTTTTCCGCCTACTGATAAAATACTATCTAGTACAGAATTTTGAGCCTCTTCTGGAACCTCTTCAACACTCTTATCATAAAGGGCGTCTATTTCTTCATCACTCATGTTTTCAAGGTCTGAGTTTTCAGATTTAACAACCGCCTCTTTTTCATAAAGGGCGTTAATTTGTTCTTCTGTCATGTCTTCAAGATTCATTATCTTGCCCTTAATGAGCGCGCTTTCATAATCGCTTGTATCTTTTGCTCTTTAGTTAGTTCGTTAGAATTTGGGAGAGGTGTATTGTTACCTCTATTCTGTCTCGCGTTTGCTTCAGTCATTGATGATGGGTCAAGGACAGCTTTGTAATGTGCACTTACCGACTCTGTTAAAATATCTTCAAGCTGATTTAATTTTGCAAGCTCTCTGTCTTCTGTTGAAAAAAGATTTGAAGGGTCGCCCATGTTATCAATTAGCCTGTTAAATTCCGTCTCTGTTAAAATTCCAGGCCCCGTTAGTGGTAATCTCAACTTGCCCGCTAAAGTTTGTTTTGCCTGTTTAATTAACCCGATATTTTTACGGTCTGTAATATCTATATTGGTTCCAAGTTTTTTAATCTTAGCGATAATGCCAAGAGCATCTTGAACCGCAACGTCTGCTTTTCTTACGTCTTGTGCTTCTTTCTTTGTTCTTGCTAATCCCGCCCTTCCAGTAAAGCCGCGCTCTCTTGCATTAACAACGCCCTTATCTTCTTTGCCTTTCGCCTTGGCTATTTCTTTGGCGGCTTTAATTTTTCTCTTTTGCATCAAGGTAGCTTTTTCCATATCGAATTTATGATCATAGCGTTTCTTTTCTGCTTCCCTTGTTAAAGGATAGGCCATTTCTCTTTGTTCTTCTTTGTAATCTTCATGGCCCATGTTTGCATAGTCTTTATCAAGAGCAAGTTCTTTTCTTTCAATTTCAAGAGGTCGCATCTGGTCTTCGCGCCTTTGTTTTCTTAACCTGTCGGCTTTGAATATTTCAAACTCTTCTTCTTCTTTCTTTCTTTTTCTGAAAGCTTCTTCAGCCTTTCTAGTCGTTTCGTCTATCTGACGCCCTCTTTTAAATTCCTCATACTCTTCTTTTATTTTTCTATCTTCTTCTGTGTGGAGCCTGTCTGTTTCATAGCCTTCTAAAGCCATTCCGTAACGCCCTTCTGTTCTTCTTTCAACACTATCCTCTTTTTCAATGTCTCTTGCTCTATCTTCGTCATAATATCCGCGTTTCTTTTCTTCAAAAGCTTGGCCGCTTAAATCTTTAGCTCTTTCTCTTCCAAACTTATCAACGCCTTGACGGTTTTTAATGTCTTTCCATTTATTTTCGTAAGCGTACTGCTCGCCTTCTCTGAATCTTTTTTCATCTGTATAGGCGTCGTCAATGGGTCTTCTTTTTTTCTTATAACCGTAATCTTCGCCTTCACGTTGAAATCTTACGCCCTTTCTTTTGTCTTCATTTAAAAGCCTTGCTTCTCTTGCTTTCCATTCTCTTTCCTTAAAGCCAAATTCTTTTTCGTCTCTTTCATCTTCTATTAATCGTCTGGCCATTTCTGCGCCAAATTTCTTTTTGAGAAAACCAAATTTTTCTTTTTCAAAAGCTCTCTTAACCTTCCTTTCTTCCATTAAACCTTTTCGGTCTTCTCTTTCCCAACCAAGTCGTTCCATGTCTGAAGTATGCTTCTTGCTGCGAAATTCATTATCTAAGTCTTGTTGGTCTAAATCAGAATCATACTTATCAAGAGTATGTTCCCATTTTGTAGCTGCTCTTTCATCTTCAATAAGACGACGCTTTCTAGCCTCTTCGTCTAAAGCCGCTTGCCTCTCTGTGGCCGCTTGCCTTTGATTACTAGCTTGCGCCTTAGCTCCGTAGTCCGCAAAGTTTTTGAAAGCCGTGTTCATAGCTCTCTGTCTAATAGATTCTTTTGATTCGTTTGCTCTTAAAATTCGTCTGCCCATTATAGAAATCCCTTAGAAGTTTGCTAAACCTTGCCCTAACTGTTGCCCTGCATATGCGCCTTGTGGTCCGCCTGCGTATGCCCCAAAAAGTCCACCTGCAAGCCCCATGAGTCCGCCTGAGCGTCCGCCGCCCTCACGCCCTTGTACAAAGTCGCGTTGTGCACCTTGCGCGCCTAGTGATTGATTTATACCTTGTTGGGCTGCGCCTATACTGCCTAGTCTTTGACTGGCAATTTTCTCTTGGAGTAAAGGCTGTTCTGCTCTTGATTGTGCTATTTTATCGTCTGAGGCTGTACCCGCATTTAACATTGCGTTTAGTCCTACTGATGATCTATTTAAACCACGTTGTGCCACAAGTTGTTGGGCTCTACGTCTTTGGTCTTTACCTTGTCCCAATAATTGCTTTTCTTGCTTGGCCTGAACCACGCCCGCCAATTGTTTTGGGTCTACGCCTTTAAGTCTTTTTAATTCGTCTGAATATAAACCTAGGCCTTGAGATTGTGCATTTCTGCCCTGCTCTACATTCCTTCTAAGTGAAGGGTCTAAGTCTAAATATTTGTCGGCAACTCCGGGGTCTTCTTCACCCCTAAGAACATCGCCAAGCCCTAAGACTGTGCTATCTCCGCCCCAAATTCCGCCGCCCGAAACTTCATTAGCTACTTCTGAAAGCCCCAAAGTTGCAACGCCTGCGCCTATTCTTCCTATGTTATCGCCAAACCAACTCATAATTTTATTTCCTTAGTAATCCCAATTTTTAATAGGTATCAACACTGAACCCTTGATAGTTAAATTGCTTGTCACATCGTTAAAACCGTTTTGCATATAAATACCACTCCAAGTACTAACGGCGAAACCATTTAGATTTATCGAAGCATGGATAAAGAGCCTGAAAGTTGTCGAGCTATAAGGGACAATATAAGCCGTTCCATTTTGAGGCCAACCGCCGTTATTCCCTATTACCATAATCGGCCCGTAAGCCGTTGCGGGGAAACTTGCGTCCGGATAGCTTGAAGCTGATGAATAATCTTCGTCTTCAAAGTTTAGCCCGTCTGGAAGTGTGAATGTATAATAACCTGTTCCCGCTACTGCACCCGTTGCGCTTCTTTGATAATTAAATTGCATTAGTGCATATGGTCCTTGTCTTGTGAAGTAATGAACGTCTTTGACAATTGTTCCGTTTGTTGGGTCCGTACCTGTTGCGGTAATTACTAGATTACCTAGATTAACTCGTCCCGTTTCCTGTGGAATAAATTGATTTACTGACCACTGATCTATTGAGTATTCATCAATATTTGAGGAGTTATTATTCCAAAATCTTCCAACAACTTTATCGGTTCCATTATACCCAAGAGAATTAGGAGCCGTAATTGTCATATAAGAGTTAATAGTTGTGCCTGTTGAATCGCCTTTTATATAAACGTAGTAAGCCCTATTCACTAGCTCTACATAACAACCTGTGCAGCCAAAAGCTACTGTGCTCGCGCCCGTCTTATTGACCATGTTTCCGTTAATAGTCATTGAGCATGGAGAGATAGAAATAGTTGAGTCACTAGATTTTGTTATCTTGCAGCCTGCAACCGTATTATTTAATAGTGGTTGAAAATCTGTAGCATTTAAAGCCGCTGCCTCTAATGTCCCGTCAGTCAAACAGCCCGCATCTAAGTTATTAGCCGCGGAGTAAACTGTTGAGAATTGATTATTAAGTTCCGAGGAAGTTAATACAGTGTTTGCCCCAAAAGTTGAGCGCGAAATACTTGAACATGTCGCCGCTGAAGCATTTGTGAAATAAGAAAAGGCGAATGCTGTCGCCAAGAATATAAATAGGTTTGAAGTTATTTTTTTCATATGAGCCTTTTAGTTTGGATTGCCGTTTTTTTGAACGTCTAATTGACCTTCTAATAGGGCCATAGTTTCGCCCTTTTGTGATTTATAAAAGCCTATCAGTAATGATTGACTACTTCTAAGAATTTCGCCAACATGCCGGACAATTGTACGCCCGTCGGTCAAGATTCCTTCGTCAAGCTTTGACATATCTAAAATAAAGCCTCCGTCTGGGTCGTTAAAGCCATATGTGAGGCTCTCTGAGCTTCTCTGGGAGTAATCTAGGAAGAACTTAACCGTTATATCATTCTCCTGAGTAATTGCCCTTAGAATCAAAGGTCCGAAGTTATAACCCGCGTCCATATCGTCGCCATTAATCCAGAATAGTTGCGCAAAAGCACTAATCGCCACTTGTGTGCCCGCATTGTCTACGTCCGTTCCTTTTGTCTCTTTAATTGAATGGCTGAAAATGTAACCACCTTCTCCGCATAGATAAACAATGTCTTCGCCTAGCCCGTCTTCTCCAAGAGTCGCCCCTGTGAATTTTACGTCAAAAGTATAAGGACGAAAGCCGCCAATCTCAAATTCAAAATTATAACTCTTTTGAATATCGTCATTATTCCCTTCACTAACGAAAGTCATGTATTGCTGCAAAGTTGGATAATAAACAGAAAAGTAATTATCGAAATTTGATTTATTCAATTCAAAAGTCTGACCATTCTGCTTAAAAATATCTTCAATGTCGCCGTTGTCGATTGAATCTTGTTTGCCTGAAGTTTTTACTAGTCGCCCGTCTTTTATAACGTGCCACCCTTTTGTTGACATGAAAAAAACGTCGCCATTTATGACTCTAATTGTATCGTGAGAAATACACCCCATGTCTGTTGAAATAACAACTTGCTGCCCATTTCCTGAAGCTTCTGTGAATAGTTCAATATGATTTCTTTTAAATGCTACTAAATACGGGTTTTGATTATCGCCCGAAAAGTAACCAACACCTAAACCAGTTATAGGCCCATTGCCTGCGACGTTAATTGTCGAAGCTGTCGCCGTTGCGTCGTATGCATCAGGAAGAAATGCTTGTGAAAAGAAAACATCACTTGGATAAGTTGAGTTACCCGCATAAGCCAATTCTTGACCGTAAACAGCTAGATACTTTCCGCCGCCTGTTGTTGGGGCTCCATTAATCTCTGGGGCTTCCTGTGTGCTTGATGAATTTTCAGTTATTGCCGTTGTGGAAATTGCTAAATCTAATTCTTCTATAAATAGCCAAGCTCCATTATTTGTAACGTCTTTTAAATAAACTCTGATCTTGTTCATAAATCCATTGTCTGCACTTATGGCCATGCCGCTAACATCTATCTTCTCTCCACTTGCAACCGTAACAACGGAACTCGATGCTGAAAGATTAGATTCAAAACCCAATTGAGTAGAGTAATATGAATATGCAACTTGATAGTCTGACGCATCTAAATCAACACCGCCCGCCGCCGCTGCAACTGTTGGCAAAAGAGGTGAACCAACTTGACCCAATTGAGAAAATGTAATTCCATCATAAGAGTAAAGCCCGTCGCCTTCTATGGATATAATATGACGATTATTAAAAGTTACGCCTCTATGCTTTGTGTCTGCGCTTAGTCCTGATTTTAAAAGAACATGCGCGCCCGTTTGTCTTGCTCTATATAAACTTGTTCCATCTTTTATGATAATATATCTATCGCTAGAATTATCTTTGAAGTATGAAATGCTTTGAGGGGCTGCACTAAAAGCCGTTGCATTCCATCTTGAAATTCCGTGTCTGGTTTCTAGTACGTCCTGAATAGTAACAACATTAGCCGCATCAACAAATTTGTCCTTAGCGTTTACCTTGTAAGAAACAGGCATATTGAAATTCTTCCATCTCTTCTGTGCTCTTCTTAATAATGGCATTTAAACCTCATAACCAAAAGTATCGCCGCAAACATCACGAACAACACTGGGGCGGTTTTTCAATCTTCTAGTTTTATTTAAAGCCTCTTTTTTAAACATATGATAGTTATTCATTTTACTTTGGTGACCGTCTCTATCTCTAAATTCATAACCTTTCCATAATACACCTTCGATTAATGCTTTCTTAAAAACAATAGGCATATCAACAGGTCTAGTAATATCGTAGAAAATTTCATGTGGTCTTCTGAATACGAAATATGTAAACGTCTTCTGATCTTCTGTCGATGAGGCTGAAAGTCTTGGATACAATTTAATTCTATGTGTCCCTACGTAATCATAATAAGAAGGGGAACCGTCAGAACCTTTTGGATTGTAACGGCGAAGGTCGTCCATGTCTTGACGTTCTAAAAATCGTCCAGATTGAACATTCACAAAGTTGTCGCCTGTCGTTTGGTCTACTTCTGAATCAGAAGGCGGCGAGATTGTCGAAGTTGTCGGCAATGTTATAGAAAAAGTTGTTGTTGTATTGTCTGTTATATCACCACTAAAAAATGGCTCTGAAAATTCTGCGCCTGCTGCGTCTGTCTTCACCATTATGTAAACTCTACGATGAACATTGGTAGGGGCTGCCGTTGATGTTCCGCCCATGACTTGAATCGCTGAAATATTAATAGTTTTATTTACTGCCGTTGCTGTGACCTCTGCACTTTCCGCGCCCGCTTCACTTTCTATATATGTTTTTAAGTCTGCGTCCCAAATAACATTAGTTATTAAAACCTTGTAAACATAATTTTCTATTAAAGTTCCGCCTGATGCTATGGACACTGTTGGGGCTGCGTGAATGTCTGGGGAAATTTCAATAATGTCCTGACTCACTGGCATGAGTTTTTTCATTTTAAACTTATAATAATCTAATGGAATATCTGAAACAATATCGTCCTGAATTTCATTAATCCAAGTTGCTATTCTTCCCTTGTTAGCGTCTGAAGCGTCCCAAAGTCTTGTGGCAAGCTCATCTATTAAAGCTTTACCGTTCCATTTTCTTGACATAATTACCTCGTTTATTTTTTCACTAATCTACATGGTAACAAAGAACCCAACTTTAAAACATTGTTGCGCGGGATAAATAGAACCATGGTGGCCCCTGTAATTACTAGAAGACAAAAGAATTTGAGAGATAGGAAGTCATTATAATTAGTAGTAATGAAAACTAGAAGGAATATGGCAAGAAATTCGCCCCTAGAAAGAACCCAATTAATCTTGTCAATCATCTGTAAAGCAAGGGCCATAAGTTAAGCCGTAAGCCTAAAAAAAAGGGGAGCAAAAGCCCCCCCTGTTATTTTTTATTAAACTGCAATGTCATTAATTCTTGAATTGAATTTTCTTTCAGAAGCAATTAAGTTTCCGTAAAGAAAGATTCTTTCAAGTAGCGCATCTGCTGTTTCAAGGTCTGTGATAGACTGTCTACGCATGTTATGTTCCCTATGAACGTGAAGCTTCACATGCTCTTCATCTACATAAAATAGAGTATTAGCAGGCATAAGGTTTACGATCATGTGATCAATTCCGTTATAAACTAACGTCTGACCTTTGTGACCTTGACCACTTACAGTATCTTCACGCATAACACGTTGTTGACCTGTTAGAAGCCCCTTAAATTTAGTGAATACAGACTTGTCCATAATTCCTAAAGAAGCGCCACCAATTCCGTTTTCAACAGTTTGGTCATAAGCTTTGTCTACCATAGCTTGTGTAAGGGCTCTATCAACACCTGCGTTGTCATCTACATAACTAACCCAAGTTGCAAGGTCTGCGGGAGCAATACCGCCGTATGTTCCACTTGAAGCGATGATTGCTTCTAGTCCATCAAATTGGTCTGTATCAGCTGCACCCAATGACGCACCGCCGTCTGAAAGAATACCTTTAATCATTCTTTGCTTCATTGCCATTTCGGCTTGTTTAACTTTAGAAGATACAAGTTTTACTTTTCCTGAGTCGCCACCGTTTTTAGCAATGTCGGCTTTATAAATTACAATTGATTCTTGGATATAACGCCACTCATGCTCCGAAGCACTAATCCCGTCATAAGTAGTAAGCGCAAGAGCATCAGTCGGTTCGTAGAACTCACCAGTCGAACCTGTATCATCTACTGAAAATAGAGGACAAGTAATCTTTGTTCCACCGTCTTCAAGTTCTTGGTTTTTTCTGAAACGTGCAAGAAGAGCATCATTTTTAAAAACACCTTCCGTAAGTTTTTTCTTAATTAATTTGTTAGTCAACGCTGTAAGTTGCGTATAAGTTAAAGCCATGTGGCCCTCCGTTTATAGTTCTTTCAAAAGTTCGAAAGCTTCATTCTCGTAAGAATTACCTGAAGTCATTCCGAAAACTTTGCTATCATCTTCACTAGTATCGGTCGTAGAACCTTGGCGCGCAACCTTGGCGCGGGTTTCTGCGAGTTTCGACTTATTGGCCATAGCCTTTTCAATCGCTTCCCCGTACTGAGCAAATAAAGCACTTTTAACAGTTAGTGAATTGGTTGTATCGGCTGCCCATGTCTGCTCTATCTTTTTCCAATCTGGCTTAATGCCTAGACTTCTAAATTTAGGGCCGAATGATGTTTGCAACTCTGATACTTCTTTTTCCCATGTCTGTTTAATCTCACCTAGTTTTTCATTTTCTTGGCTTTCTGCACTTCCGTTCAGCCTGCCTTCTAGGTCTGCAATCTTTTGCTCTAAGGCCGTAACCTGTGGGCTAGATTGATTCATTTGCGTCTGGTGATTTGTGTAATGACGGTCTAGTTCTTCGAATAACTCTGGATCTTTCTGTTGAATGTCTTGAATCATGTTTTGAAAGACTGAATAGTTAGTTAATGCGCCTTCATTCTTTGCAATTTCTTGCTTGAATGTTTCGCGCTCGCCTTCGAAAGCCTCTCTCTCTTGGGCAATCTCAGAATCAAAAGTTTTTCGGGCTTCCGATAGCTCTTGTGTTTTCTGAGTGTAATCATAACCTTTTGAAAGCAATTCTTTCGCTTTGTCTAAATCGTCAAATTCTACTGGAAGTCCATTATGGAGTATTCCTAATTTGTTCAATTCTTCTAATAGCGGGTTTGTTTCGCCTTCCTCTGGTTTATCTACTTCGAGGCTGTTTAATTTAGCTTCGAGGTCGTCGCCTTCTGATTCGCCCTTAGTTTCTTCGCTAGAACTTTCTTCTGTGCTTCCTGCACTTTCAGAACTTGACTCGGTTCCGCTGCCATCTTCGCTCCCTGAGTGGATTGACTCCAAAAGCCCTTCCGTGCTCATGTCTTCACTAGATGAATCAGCTTCTCCTGATGTTTCCCCTTCGCTTCCTAAGTCCAAGTTTCCTTTTTGGTTGTTTAGGATAAGCGAAAAGATTTTAAAAAAGTTTTCTTGCCTGTATGCCATATATTTATAACTCCGTTGCGTCGGCTTGGTCGTTGTTGACTGCCGTTACCTCTTCGTTTAATTCTTGCCTTCCTACCTCTTCGAGAATCTTTAATTCTTCAGGAGCTAGAAGGTCAGGCGAAATGCTCGCCTTTAGTTTCATGTTTTCAATTTGAAGAGCCTTCATAGCTTCGTTTGCCTGTTGCATTTCCGCGCCCTGTTGGTCGTTCTGTGCTGCAAATTCTTTAAGCTTGTCCGCTTTAGGCATATCAATAATTTCTGCAAATTGATTAAAAGTGATCTTCTGTGAGTTTAATAATTGTGAAGCAAAACCATTGAATGCATCTTTATCAATTCCTGACATATTGCCCGCTGTTGATTTAATGTCATATTCTAAATCTTGCACTTCCAATGGATTAAAAATGACCTGCATTGTTTGCTCGTCCTTATTTTCAATCTCTAATACTTTTTCAGTAGTCCAGAATTGAATAATGTCACTGGCCACAAGTTTTGAAAGTCTTCTAAGAGAATAATACTGGTTTTGTCTATCCTTTAACCTGATTCTCCCAAGAGCTTGGTTTTGAGTTTTCATCACGGTAACTTCTGAAAGTCTTCCGTCTGGTAACTCACCTCTTGTTGGGTCAGTCATTCCCGAAATATCGTCCATTACGTTTTTACGGTCTTCCTGAAATCTACGCCCTTGCTCCGAAACTTGACCAACCTGAAGGTTTCTTACTGTCCACGATGTTCCGACTTTAGTTTCATAAACTGCGCCGTCCTCGTTTGTAATATCGTCTTTAGTTAGTCCTGATTCAAGATTTACTTCTTTTTCTGGATTAGTAACTTTTTGAAGGCCTTTATATTCTTTGTAACCAAGTACTGCTTGCATTCTCTGAGAGTCGGCAATATTTCGAATCATACCGTCTGCGTAGATAGTTCCATTTCTATAACAATAAAAAGGAACTATAGGTATTTGGTTGTGAATGCACTTATTAGGTCCATCATAACAAACTATGTCGTTTACGGTTTCAATAACTCTGTAGCCGCCTTTGTATTTAAGCTTTTTGCCTTTTGGGTTTAATTTAGCGTAAAGCATATGCTCTTCAACATGGTCAAATAAAACCTTAATTTTTGCTAATTCTGCCGTGAATTGCTCTTGAGCCTGCGGGTTTTGCTGTATAAGCTGCTCTACAACCGCATAGACGCCTTCGAATTCTGTTTCCGGTGGAATACCTAGGTTTTCAAGTAGCATGTTTATAGCGTCTTTATGAGCTTCTATATGCCTTTGATGATTTTGGTATTTTGCAAGGTTTGGAGCTACGCCCTCAACTATATCTTTTGTTTCTTCTTCTAATTCTTTTAAAATTTCTTCTTCTTTAATTTCGACAAGAGAAAAATCTTTCTTATAAGTTAAAATTAGCTTTAGTGTGTCGTCATCTTGGTATTCTTTAGGAACCTGTCGGCGTGAATAGCCGGAACCATAATCGGACGTCTCTTTGCCGCGTTCATTGTCATCTTCGTCTTTTTCTTCAGGGGCTTTTGTCGCCTCAATTTCTTCTGACTTCTCAGGGTAACGCAATGTTAACCAATCTCTTGATCTGCAAAGCTCAATTCTTGCCTTGTCACAATCTTCTAAGCTGTCTGAACGTCCTGATAGTTTAACTTTAGTATATTTAAGAATCTCATAGACCTCTTTACCTTCTCCGCCGTTAGCTTCGAAATCATAATAAGGGTGAATATAAGCGTTACCAGTAATAAGAGCTAGACGAACAACCTCAGGGTACTTTAAGGCCAAATTTTGGTCTTCATTAACCCAATTAATTGCTTTTTCTAAATTCTTAGCAACTTCCATTTTCGAAGGGTCGGTGACTGTAACTGTCGGGCCTGGAATATTATCTGTAAGAATGGGAACTGCCGTTTCTATAATAGGAAATATATGATTTTCGTAAGGTCGGTATTCGTTTGTATTCTTCCAAGCTTTACCGAAATAAAGTTCCTCTTCGTCTTGCCATAATTTCTTGCGGCCATTGTAATACTTTTCAACGTCTTTTTTTACGCTGTCTCTAACTTCGATAGCCGTCGGCTCGTTTTTGTTTTTTCCCATGTCTAAGAGAATACTTTTAACCCTTTTTAAGTGACATAGAGGCGGGTAATTATGCGCTAATTTCCTAAATATTGACCGTTTAAGCTTATAATCTGGCTTTAACTTCAACTGAAAAGGTGAATATATGAAAATACTATTAATTATGACTCTCCTATTTAGCTTCTCCGCCAATTCCCAGATGAGAGCTAGACACCAACTCAACTTTAATCAAATGGTTTCAATGAATCAAATAGTAGGGGCTGAAACTCTTTACAAATTTGGGATAAATAGCGACGTTAACATTGGAACAAATGAGGACTGTTGGGCCGGCGGCGGGCTTTACGTTTGGCCTACAATTGCAACGGTGGTTTCTAGTGTTAGTTCGAGTGTAAGTGATACCTCTGCGGGAATCGGCGCAAGAACAATGACAATTTATGGCCTAAACACTTCCTTTGAAAGAATCCAAGAAACAGTTACCCTGAATGGCATAACTCCTGTTCTGACAACGACTCTCTTTTATAGAGTTTATAGAATGATTATAGATACCGCAGGCACGGGACAAACAAACGAGGGAACAATAATTTCCTCAATTAATAGCTCTCCTGTAGCCGCCATAGATATTGGTGCAGGGCAAACACAACAAGCAATCTATACCGTTCCGGCTAATCATAAGCTTTTGATTCATAAAATCTTTGCGGGAGTAGGTAAAAAGTCGGCAACGTCTGGGTCTATTTATTTTTATGTCCGACCGTTTGGCGGCGCGTGGAATGTTAAGCAAGTTATAGGGGTAACGGCCAACACCTTTGAAAGAGAGCTAGATTTTCCGCTTTATCTTCCTGAGAAAACTGATATTAGAATGGCTATTGAGGACATAGAAGCAAATAACACTTCTGGAATTTGTTCCTTCGATGGAATTTTGTTTAATAGCACAACTTTTTTAGGCTTCTAGTCTTCTAGGCCTATGGAACCATTCTGTAGGCCTCTTATCAATTCACCGTCAAAATTGATATTGTCTTCGTCGTATATTTCTTTCAATACCTCGTCGTCCCAGTAGTCTTTAAAGTTTTCGTCCTCTGGTTCTGTCTTTAACTCTTCATAACCTAATTCTATTAGCCCCATGTCTTTAAGTTCCTTCTTATACTGGGTATATGTATTACAAACCTTCCCAATGTTCTTTTGAAAACCTGCAACAAAGCCGTCCTTGGCTGATTTATTTGATTTCATAATTGCCATTTTTAGGTAGCCGCACTTGAAGCAACTCCACCCTGTATTTGAATATTGTGTTTTCTCAAATTCTTCTATTGGTATATGTCTATGAAAAGAGCCGCCGCATTTAGGGTTTCGGCAATGCATTCTATAATTAGGCATTTTATAAATCTCCCAATCTAATCACGTCGCCATTAATCACAAGCGCGGTAAATTCTTTTCTAGTCATTTCCGTGTGTCCAATATCTTCACCCCAATATAATAAAGGTG